TTGAGATTCCACTAAAATTAAAAAGTGTTAGGGGTAGGAAAACCCCTGACATTTACATTAATTTTGTGCATGCTAAAAATGACGCATATCTTAAGAACAAGAAAAACGTGTTGGCTTATGCTTATTTTCCCAAAACTTCTAAGCAGGGGAAGATCGTGTTTAATGAGGATTATTTATGGACAGTTAATGGAAAGCCTATTCTAGCGTGGAAAGTTGATAGCAGATATGACAAATCAAGCAGGACAAAATTAAGAAGTTATAATATGGTTCATGTTCTTATCCATGAATTAGGACATTCACTAGGGTTAACCCATGATGTATCGGATAAGAGAAGCGTTATGTGGTGGCAATACAACGGTCAGATGAATTTATCAGTTTATGACATTAATCGAATATGTTAAAAATATGGCAGGCGCAAATTCAGTGGTAGGATTTAAAGCAGGATTAAACAATTAATCCGTAGGAAAAAGGAACGACTATGACCTGCTCTTGTTCATGCCATGAAGAAAATATGCTACAATGCTCACACTGTATTCTTGAACATATAGCTAAGCAGGCAGATTGACCTCGATGATACCTTTGATACTATTGATGCCATGAATTTTATGTTAATTTTGTGGGTAACAGTGTGGGTGGTTATTGCCTTTTCATTTATGGGATTATTTGCTAGCGCATACGCATGGGATTATTACAAGACTATGGGAACACAATACAATATCAATCCAGAAGTGTGTGTAATGCTGCCTAATCCAGAAGTAGAATCAAGGGTTGTTGAGATACAAAATGCCACAACTAATGCACTAGATGAATGGGAAACTAAACTGAAAGAACATACAGATGGTAATTGGACAATTTACAGACAAGTTTATGAATGGAAAGATCATGGTCATTTAACAACTGACGACTTTACGCATTGTGGTGCATTTGTAAATTATTCAGGTCAGGTTGATTCGTACATGGCACAGCACGGTGTCTTAGGAACAGCATCAGTAGATATTGAGAAAGGCTACTATTGGCTAGAAATACAGACACAAGTTATCAAAAGAACATTACAAATTCAATTAGGTGCAACATATGCAGATTCATCATCAGGTATGAAAGCAGTTGAAAGGGAATTACCACTGATAGATATTGAGAACATTGTCAAGCATGAATTTGGTCATGCACTTGGATTAGAGCATTTTTACTGTAATGATAAAAGAAATGATTGCATAAATGATTCAATCATGTATGCTAAATTGAACACATTTACCAATTCAACCAAACCAATTACTGAACGTGATCTTAATATGGTAGTCAGAATGTATGGAATTGATGGGTTTGGCTCACCCCACCCTGATATACCACTAGCCTGCATAGTGTCAGCTACTCAGACATGTTAAAAAAAAGGAATATTTTAGCCTTCGGCTAAAATTGTAGAACCCAATCCACCCTCTTCAATCGGTAAGGTAATAATATCATGCGCAGCCTTTATCGCCTGTTTTATTTCATTTGTTTCTAGGCTAGCAGATAATTTATCAAGGTGCATTGAATTGTATGGATCAATGTTGAGAGTGAATTCTACCTTGTGTCCCTTAGCGAATGACTTTACGCTGATCCTAAGAGGTTCAGCGAGTTTCATTGTGGTTTCTTTCTGTTCTATTCTTTCGTTATTTTCTGCCATTTTATAGTGTAATAAACAGCCTATATTTAAGTATATTTAGGCATATTTATTAATATGGGTATTATACAGTACATATGAACATACACGACCAAGACCAAACACTACGAGAACGCTTTGATGCAAAACAAACCCTACGAAAGACAATCAAAGACCTCATCTCTAGCCTCAAATACGAGCTAGAATATGCAGAGGAGATACAGCACACCCTAGAAAATCCACAGTCCAAATTGGACTATATTGAAGAATTACTAGGCGAGCATACACAGGCAGGCGAAAACCTTAGCTACCTCATAAGGGATCTAAATCCAGAATATGAAATGCAGCAGGGCAACTTCGATTACTTTTCAAGAGAATTGAAGAAAGTGCAGGACTACATCACAGCCAAAAACGAAGAAGAATAATCAAAGATAAGATTAATATCTTCTAACCCCTCCTTTTTTTTATGACTAAGATAGAAGAATTTCCCCTTAAGAAAGTCATGATAGACGATATTAAATTTGACAAGACAAACCCTAATTCCCTATCCCCTGAAAAGATGGAAGCACTTACACATGTTATGAAGAAATATGGCTACCTAGTACCTGTGATATTAAATAAAAAAATGCAGGTAATAGATGGTGAGCATAGGGTAAGAATATATAGAAAAATGGGCGAAAAGAAAATCCCATCATATATCCTAGACACCAACAAGGTAGATTCTAAGATGATAAGGCAGGTAATGAATAAGTTGAAAGGCGACCATGATAAGAAAATGGACAGTCTAGAATATAAGATAATTCATCAAGCAGGCAAGTTAGAAGAGTTTGCTGAATTGTTAGGCACACCATCTAAGGAATTTAAAACCATATTAGAACAGCGATATGATGAAATAGACTTTGGACTAAGACACCCTAAGGTATTATCAGAAAGGTTTGGTTCGCCTCCTTTTTCAATTCTGGACGCAAAACAGGGCTATTGGCAGGACAGGAAGAAAAAATGGCTGGCATTTGGTGTGGAAAGCACAGAGGGTAGAAAAGACGATCTAACATACAAGGGCATTAATCATCTCATATCAGGCACAGGTAATGAGCAGTGGTATGTAAATAATCTAACTTCAACATTTGATCCTGTATTATGCGAAATAATGTATCAGTGGTTTTGTCCTAAAAATGGTGACATTCTAGACCCTTTCGCAGGTGGCTCAGTTAGGGGTATAGTGGCAGCAATGAAAGGCTATAATTATACAGGGATAGATCTAGCGCAGGAACAAGTAGATGCAAATAAGAAGAATGTGACAATAATGAAGAGCAAGCATAAACCAAAGTGGATATGTGGCGATTCGCAGGATATGGACACATTACTGCCTGCAGACAAGAAATTTGATTTTCTGTTCTCATGCCCACCATACTTTGACCTAGAAATTTATACAGATGATAAGAAAGACATATCTAACATGACATATCAACAATTCCAGAAAGTCTATACAGACATACTAAGTAAGTCAATTAAGCGATTAAGACCTAATTCATTTGCAGTTATTGTCATACAGAATATTAGGAATAAAGAGGGTGGGTTCTTTATCAACCTAGTAGGCGACACCATAAGTGCGTTTGAGAAGAATGGTATGAAAATGTATAATGATATGATATTAGCCACACAGATAGCATCAGTGCCACTACGAGCTCCACGCCCATTTTTGTCAAAGAGGAAGATCGCTAAGGTTCATCAAAATGTGCTATGTTTTTACAAGGGTGATACTAATAAGATTGTCAAACTTGACAAGGAAGATGTTATAGTTGATGTCGTCTAAATGTCATATCGCCTGTGGAATTAACGGTTGTACTGACAGATTTTCAAATAAACATGATTTAATACAGCACATATACGATAAGCATTCGTATTAATTTACTTCTATTATTGCACAAATCCTGCATAATTACGAAGAAAATGAACCTAAATGATGCAGAAATTCTAGTTATGCAGACAATGGTAATGAGATTAACACAGGAAGAGTCGCTGGCATGGTTGCGCAGTCATGGTCATGACATTAAGGTAAGACGTTTTTATCAGTTAAAGTCTAAGCTGAAAGCAGGGGCAAATAAGAGGAAGTTCGATCTACAAAAGGAGGGACTGTGGGAACAGCATATAGAAAGAATTGACCAATTAGAAACCATTCTTAAATTTTCATGGGAAAACTTTCATAGGACGAGTGATCCTGTGCAGAAGCAAAAGATATTAGACTCAATATCAAACATACAACCATTGCTATCAGCTTATTATTCAGCAAGTCAGACAGTGGTAGAAAGAGATGTTGAAAAGGGAATACAAAATACAGGACATATATCCAAACTTCCAGACCAATGAGTCAGGAGTGGATAATGTCACACAAACATTATCAAAACTAAAACTCTTCTGTGGCAATATGAAGCCTAAAAAAGACTGTTGTTTTTCACACCTTGTAGGGCTACCAAAACACCCTGCAACAATGCAGGAGATGAAGTTTATGCCACATCAAATAGATTTGATGAAACAATCAATGTCAGACAAACAGTTAAAATTTCACATTAATAAGAGCAGGCAGATAGGACTCACAGAAATAGTTCTAAGGATAATTCAATATCAATCATTTCATAAATATGCAGGGGGAAAAATATTAATTATTGCAGGCACTAGGGAAAAGACAACTAAGACTGTTATGAATAGACTAAAAGCGTTATTTAATGAAATTAGACCAACAGTTAAAGACGATAGAAATGTGCTAGACATCACATTAATGAACGGTACACAAATTGAGGGTAAGCCATCTAACAGTGAGGCTATTAGGGGTGAAACTAAAATTAAGGCTGTGGTAATTGACGAGGCAGCACACTTCGCAATTATTGATGACAGTGTTGTTCTTGATGCAATAGAGCCTATCCTGCACACTAACAAGTCAGACATATTTCTAGTTAGTACGCCTAGAGGACAGCGTGGGTTCTTCTATGATTTATCGTTATCCACTAGTGACTATAGAAAAATACAATATGACTATACGCATGCAGTAGGGTGGATTTATTCAGAAAAGGAAATGGAAGAGGAATTAAAGCGTAGGGACATTGACGTTGATCAGGAATATCGCTGTCAATTTACTTCTTCGAGGTCGTCTATATTTGGTGTTATATCAGACGATTCGACAGAAGAATATGAGGCTGAGGAATATTGACAAAAGAGTATAAAATAAACATAGAGGATATACCTAGTATTTTTCAGATTAGTTTAATGCAGGATCAGCAGGCTGAAACGATAGAACAGATGATTTTCGAGATAAAAAAGGGTAACGAAAGGATAGAAAAAATGTCTAAGATAGTTTATGAGCAATCAAAACTTCTTGAATCATTGTATAAAAAGGTAGAAACGTATGAGAATAGCAGGGATAGACTCAGGGAAACAACGTGACTCATTTGCGTTTGTGGGCATAGAGATCAAGAACGATAATATTTTTGTGCTAGGCGTTAAGACATGGATAGGTCGAAAATACCTAGAAGTTGAAAATCTTATTGCTAATATACATGACAGCCAACCTTTCAATTTTTATGTAATTGAGATAAATAATACAGGCGAACATGTCTATGAGGAATTAAAATATAGACATAAAATTCCAAATATTGTACCTGTATTTACAACAGCAGAATTAAAAGACCAAATCAAAATAGCAGCAGGAAAGGTCATGCCGAAAAACCAAATGGTCAGATATATGGCTAGTATGTTTCAGGCTAATAGAATAAAATTTCCTACTAAGACTAATCCACATATTGAGGAATTAAAAAGACAAATATCAAACTTTTCAGAACATATTACAGAAGCAGGTAATGTGTCCTATTATGCAGAGGGGACAGAGCATGACGATACAGTCATGGCGTTAATGCTGGCAATATTTGTGGGCAGGCATTATATCAAAAAACATGAGGGTGGTCAGACAAAGACATCAGTTGAATCCAAAAAATTCAATATGGGTTCAGATAAGGACATGCTAGGAACAGGCGTGCCACAAGGCATGGAAAGACTAGATCTTTCGGTGCATATGCCATGAGCGTTGAAGTAAAATTAAACATAACTGATTATCATAATCTTATGAATTGGTATGAATTAGCATTTGGAAGAAAATCACCAAAAGACATTAAGGATAGAGATCATAATACATTCAGAAAATTAAGTGTCATGGCAGACGCATTAATACAGGAATTAAAGGAGATGGAAGAAAATAAGGACACAGAATGAAATGCCCAAAATGCAAATCGAGTATGATAGTAGAATTTGAAACAAAATATAATAAAAAAGGATTTTGGTGTGATGACTGTGGTAATGAATGGGTAATAAAATGAGAAGTTGTTCATTAAGAAGTTATAATATGTGGATTAAGAAGAAGAAAAAAGAGGCTGAACAAAAACTAGGTATAAAGGAGTTGGAAGATAATTGAGCGAAGATTGGTATTGTCAAAAATGTGGACACTATGTCGCAATACCGTATATGAATACAGAATGTGAGTGTGATTGTCATGA